TACCAATCGCATTTTCATAGTAGAAAACTGTTGGTTTAGGATAGTCTTTTTGATTATGTACAATCTTAATTGAATATCCGTACATAATATCCTCTAAGCTATCTGTTGAAATCATACTTAGGTTACGTTCTGCCACATAACCAGATTGTAGACTGATTACATTAATTTCATCTGGTGTTTCATTACGTTTCTTAGCTCGAACTTGCCACATATTACCATGACCGTCATCTTTACTATCCCAACCACTTGTAATCACTAAATCTCCATCTTGTAGTTCAAGATATTTCTTCATGATTGCGACTGTATCGAACTGAAACGGTCTATCATGGAATTGTGCTTGTCGTAAGGTTTCTTGAATATGTTGAGCCATCTCTTGCAATCTAGTGTAGTTCACTTTAAGCCCTGTTTCAGCGTTGAAGATTGCATCATAAGCTTCTTCAATTGTTTTCTTATAGTCATCATAGACTGCTTTAAATTTAGCTTTCGCATCTGCAGACAAGGAATTGAATAACTTTTCAGCTTCTTGTTCTTTATCAGTTGCTTGTTCAACTAACTTCTTAAATTCAGCTACTGCAATATTTGCGGTTTGTCCTACTGCAGCATAGAAAGTATCATCTAAAACTTTTAAAACCATATCAACCGTTGATACAGTATTACCGTTTGCGTCAATGAATTTAAAATAAGCTTGTCCCCATACACCATCACAATTAAAGGTGTTCTCATCAAAGTAGACTGTACAATGTCCATGCTGTAAATTGTCCGTCTTTTGGTCTGCTCTAAAATCTAAATAGTGCCTATGCGCTACTTGGTTTGGATCTACACCACCAAACAACAATTGCATTCCACGTAAGTCAACTGGATAACTGTTTGACGTTACAAAAAGCTTAATGTAGTCCTGGGTATCCCCAACACGTCCCTTGAACTTATTCGTAATATCTAGCACTTCGTTTTGGTATCTCAATAAGTCAAAATTAATATACTGATTGTTCGCTACTGCCATTAATTCTCATCACCTTTCAAATATTGTTCACTAACATTATCTTGTTTAAACTTTGCTAGTTTATCTAAAATAACTTGAAGCTGCTGGTAATACTGATTGAAATTATCCTTATCTAACTCCAATTTATTATTCAAATATGCTTCATAAGATACTGTTATCAAATTACCCAAATCATCATATTCTTGGTAATCAGACTCATTTACTAGGCTTGCCAGTTTCTCCAAAATAATATTGATTAACCTTGTATTCTCACAAATTTGGTTATACAAAAGCCTTGAGAAACTTGTATCTAGTTTCTGAATGATTAAAGCCAATCTAAAATCATTATCTAAATACAAATCATCATTCAACCAACTTAAATGGCTATTAACCTCATCTTGAAAGTCCGTCATATTCTTCTGATATACATTCAAGAATTCATGTATATCACCGCTCCAACTAAGCACTAAATATCAACTCCTTAAATCTCTCACTTGGTTCTGCACTCATATCTACATTTCCGGCAATCCCACTAACGCTACCCTTACTTGTGAATTGATGTAAGTCATATGGATGTGTAGGCTTCAAACTATTAGCCAATGTTCCATCATTCTGTCCGTAACTTGGTATCCAGATTGCTCCAGGACGTGCGACATTCAAATTGAACTTATCGTACAAATGATTAGCAATATACAGAACTATCTTATTATCTGGGACACCTAAAGCATTGAGTTGCGACATATAAGCCTCTACTCCAGCTCTCATCTGGGTAATATCTCCACTCATCTCAATACTTTCAACATCAATCGCATAGAAAATAGGCTGTTGCTTACCTGCGACAACCTGTTGCGTTCTGTTATAAAAATCTCTAGCTTCTTGTTGAGCGTCTGATGTAGATGTAGCAGCAAAATATGCATATACTGCATACTTTCCGCCAGCTGAAATACATTGTTGCAAATTCTCCATGTACTTCAAATCTTGGTGAGCTGAGCCATGTTGAACTCTGATAATGCTTAAAGTAACATCATCAGCTATCACACTAGGCCAATCAATTACCCCTTGCCACTCTGAGACATCAATAATTTTGCCAATGTGTTGTGGTGTTGGTGTATCTGGATTTGTTGAAGTGTTGTTGTTGAGTTTATCGTCAATGTATCTAATAGTTTCTCTATGTTTACTATCAATATATGCATACATTTGTTTTTGCAGCCCAGGTAGTTCCTTAGTAGTTAATTTTCTAAGTGCTTCTGCTAATAAATCTAACCAATTCATCTTCTAACCTCCAACATAATCAGAAATCCATTTAGCCAAGTCAGGATCATTAATATTGACATATGCATCTTCATTTCTAGAAAAACTATTGCCATAAGAAGAATTTATCCTAGTTGATATACCTTTAATATCTTTCATAAGTGCTAAATTAACATCTTTCATATATGTTCCTGCGTTATTAAACGTTAGGGTAGAATCAGAATTTGTAGAATACGGATTAACAGAATATGCAACTAATTGTACTTCATTTACAATATTCATTTCTCTAGCTATCAAAGTTCTAACTTCTCCCATCTGGAAATCTTTTTCTCCCCAGTAGCTTAATGATAAGGTTATCAATGGTTCAACTTGCAATTTTGATTTCAAATAATTATCCATCATATTCTTGTCTCTAATAAAATCAACTTCCATTAATTCAGAACGTCTTAGTCCATATTTACTTACGGAATTACCATCAGTATAAGTATAGTTAATTAGAAATTCATCATTACTTGAAGTATCTGTATTTGTTTTCGTATCTGTATCTTGTTTGGATACAATACTTGCCATTTGTTGATTACGTTTAGCAAAATCAGGTCTCCAAGCACTTATTTTTTGAATTCTAACATTTTCTCCTGGCTGTGGCGCCATGATTAAATCAGTGGAATTTAGCGCCATAGCAACATGATATGAAGCTCCATGTGGTCCCCAAAATAACATGTCCCCACACTGAATATTATTTAGTGATATATCAGTACCATAACTTTCCATATCAACGGTATAACTAGGTATGTTTATTCCAAAATCATGATAAATGTATGCTACTAATCCTGAACAGTCAAAACCTGATGGAGTTTTACCACCCCAAACATAAGGTATTCCTAGATATTTTTTAGCATCTTCTACTACTTTATCGGCTCCGCCACTTTCAGCAGGTACAGTTTCAGTATTAGTTGTTGTAACTTCCTTAGTGATTTTTCCACCAACAACATGAACTGAATTCTTTAGTTCGTTTATATCGACTTGTAAATCAATATTATCCGTATTGTGTAAATATCTAAACGTCTTACCGCTCTTCTTTTTAAATTCATCAGTTGAATACACGTCTAATCTATTATCATTAGGCACAAATACAGCATGAAATTCAGATAAATTAGACATTAGCCAATCTAAACATGAACCTGATACTTCAACTTGGATTGATGGAAAATTACCATGCAAATTATAAAAAATACCTTGATCGTTAGAATTAAAGAACTTATCTAAGCAATCTTTCAAAGAAATCGTAACGTACTTATCTGCTTTTACAACTGTTGTTGTGTTTCCACTTGTTGAATTGCTTAATATATCTTGATTATCAGTAGTATTTTCTGTTGGCTTGGATGGGTCAACATCTACACGTAAATTTTTCAATTTTTCTAATAGAATATGTTTAGCAGTAATTTTTTTAGTTAGTAAATTAGTAGCTATAGTAGTTTCTATTTGCTCTATTGAATACATCTGATTTTTATAAATAACGTATGAAGCAGCCTGAGCCAAATTGTATACTTTCTTATAATCTTCTGTATACGTCAATGTTAAATCTATTTGAAATGTATTATTTACTTCCCAAGTTTCTTGAAACGAGCTATATAAATCAGAGAAAGACACCCTTTCCTCGTTTTCTCCAGCTCTATCTCTAATTAATACTGGTTCAATCATGACAAATACCAAAATGGAAATTCAAAACTAATAGAACCAGTAAAATTATCAACTTGAAAAGCATTGTATCCTTTTTGCAGCATAATAACACCATGATCGGTATTAATACCATCATTTGTATTATTAAGATATGGATTAACACCATCTAATTTCCATACTCCAGACCAATTACCTTTTCTAGTAATATAATCTCCTGTTGTTTTATTAGTTATCTTCATTCCACCATTGCTTGACCCAGATAAAATTATTTTTAATGGGTGTCCTCTTCTCTCTGGATCTATTAAAATATCACTAGGATTATAAACGTCAAAATTATTATTTTTGAAAGTATAACTCATATCACGAGTTATCTTATTACCAAATCCATAAACTAAATTAGATAAGTCAGATGTATCGCCAATAGTTCTACTTAAACCTATTAGATCAGTAAATACAATTTCTGCCGTAAAATTCCTTATGCTTGAAATAGAAGGTGTAATTTGCTTAAGTTTTACGTAATAACAACGTTGTCCCCAATTACTCCAAGTTATCCACATCCCATCTCGAGTTGTTAAAAATCTTTGTAGCTCATTAATAGCTAATTTAGTGTCATTTTCATCCAATCCGTGAAATACTACGCTCATTTTTAATTCTCTAGTTTCATATGAACTTGAAATAATTCTTTGACCATCATTAATCCCTAGCTTTTGTAAATTATCAGACTGTACAGCGATAGGAATATCGAAATCATAGCAATATACGTTATCCAAATTAGAATTATCATAGCATGATAACCAACTTTGACCATCTAAACTTACAGCAAATTCAATTGGATCAAACCCTAAACTATTTCTAGTAGTTTGAGTAGGCTTTTCAAATTTATAGGCTTGTGGTCTATTACTTTTACTAGAAAAAACTTTCAAATTATCCCCTCCTCAACATTAGATTTTTAGCATTATACTTATTAATTGCTTTAGCATTCTCATCAATATTGACAACTGGTTGTAAGTCAATATTCTTAACATTATCAGCTATTGTATATAGAATATTAATTACTTTTTCTAAATTAGAAGTTGTACCACTCTTCTTTAATTCTGGTCGAACATTAGACATGGTATCTATAAGCTTATTGGTTAATGGAATAGAACTAGCAGAATATGGATTAATCACAAATTCATGTTGTTGTGCATTATCTCCTATCCAAGCCAATTCTTTTTGTGTAATTTCTCCACCGTTAGCATATCCATGACCTTGACCTAAGAAGTATAAACTATTTCCATATCTACTTTTTGCATAATTCAATCCAGCTAATATATTATCAAAACCGTTGAAGATATTATGGTGTCCGGCTAAAGCATATTGATTAAACGTTCCTCGTTTAGTTTGCATCAACCCTATAGCAGGACCTGAACCATCTCCATCAGGATCAGCTCCTTGTTGTGTTACTTTTTCATTTCCACCGGATTCTGTTTGGATTTGCTTTAATACCTTTCCAACTAATGAAGTTGATAATCCTAACATCTTTAAAGCTCTAATTACTTGTGGCCTCCAGCGTTCAACACCACTTCCAGCAGGTGCAGCTACATCACTTTCTTCAACCATCTTTTTAAATGGATTTTGAATAGCTTTTAAAAAGCCACTTCCTAAAGCATTACCAAATTTTTGATAAAATTCTGAGCCACGAGTGAAATTAACTGCCTTTTTCCATTGCTTGTTTAAAAATGGCAATGGATTTTTACTAATTTCTTCCGCATGTTCCATAATGTAGTCAAGCATATCTGAACTGCTATCTGTTCCATCAGCATATTTTGGAACATTCATCATTTTACTAATGAATTTAGATTGAGTTGAATTAAATACTGTTGTTCCAGGTTCACCCCAAATTGTTAAATTACGTCCATTCATCATGAACATATCACCATTAGGACGCATAATAATTTCTCTAGGATCAGCTGAACCATCATCATTTACAGTCATTAATCCACCTGGATGAGTTCCTACAACGTTAGGCGTTCCTGTCGCATAAGAAGCTGTTTTTAATGAAGTTCCACCAAAAGCTGAAATAACAGAATTTAAAGAGTTGATACCTTTGTTAATTTCAGAAATAATTTTACTCATTGATGTATGAGCTTTACTTGGCAACTCATCAAAAGTTGATTTAAATTTGCTAGAAATATAATTCAACCAGCCACGCCAAGATTTATTGAATGAACTCTCAAAATCTTCTTGTTTGTCTAGAATTTTATTAGTTCTTTTAGAAAAGGCACCTGGCAAATCATTTAAGTAATTATTCATTGTTGGTCTAGCCTTACTCCAAACTGTTTTCCAGTTTGAGTTAAAAGATACTTTAAATGACTTCAAACTCTTAATTACTGAATTAACCATTGAACTAAAATCACCAACAAAGCCACTCTTACCCATTGCTTTATTGGCTATATCCATTTGCTTAGATAACTCTTTTCCAAAAGATACTTTCTTTAAGGTTGAGTCAAAAGTTTTTATATCTTTATTCAGAGTTCCAAATGGATTTGCCTTTTTAAAAGTCTTTAATTGCTTATCTAAGCTCTTTAAAGTTCTAGTTAATCTATTGACCGGCTTATCAACTTCACTAACAGCTTTAGCAGAGTTTTTGAATTCCTTACCAATCTTATTTAACTCTTTTGATGGATTATTTTTATTTATTTGAGTTTTTAATTCTTTTAATGTTGAGCCAAACTTTTTAGCAACCTTCGAATTATTAAATGATTTAGTTACATTTTCAATTTGCTTTTTCAGGCTTGTAAATGAAGATGATAATTTAGTATTTTTAACTGCCTTTTTAATACTATTCATTTGGCTAGTCATTGCTTTACCTAGACCAGCCTTTTTTATCCTACCCTTTAATTCATTTAAAGCTGCTTCAACATCTTTAATATATCCAATTTGGGCTTTAGATTGCTTTTTAGTAACTGGCGCTTCAAAATCAGGAACAACATCTTCTTGTTGTTTTTTTCTAGATTTCGCTTTAGAGTCTTTAATTTCTTTATCAGTTTTAAAACCTTTGCCAGAAAAGAAGTTTTTAGTCTTACCCCAGGTATTTTTAAGCCCATCTACCATATTAGAAAAGCCCTTTTTAGCATCAGACCACACGCCAGACCAATCACCACTCATGATCTTGCCCATTTCAGTTTTAAGACCTTTCCAGTGTTTGCCAACTGTTCCACCAATAGCTGAACCTAGCATGTTACCAACACCAGCTCCAACTGGACCACCTAAAACAAAGCCGGCACCTGCACCAATAAGACCACCTATACCTTTTCCGATATTAGTAGCCTTATCTTTTTTTTGTGTTAGTCCTTTAAATAAGTCGAAAGCAGAGAAAGCTACTCCAGCACCTGCAGCAAGTTTTCCGCCTATACCTTTTCCAAGCCCAGCTAACTTTTCTCCGCCTATCTTGGTTAATAAACTGTCAAAAAATTTTGTTCCAGCTCTATTTCCACTCTTTTCAAAAATACCAGCAACTTTTGAGCCTAATTTAGTTGCTCCAAGCTTAGAACCTATGTTTTTAAATGGTTTAGCAAATTTACTTGCTGCACTAGATCCTAATGTTTTGAACTTTCCTAAAATTCCGCCTTCTTCAACAGTTGGCTTCAATTTTATTTTCTTAGGTATTTTCTTGAATAATCCTGATAATCCACCTAAATCTTTTAAAGACTTACCTGTTCCAATCATTTGAATAGCATCTGCGATACTGTATATACCTTGAGCAACTTTGAAGAACTTAGACGCCACCCAATAAGTAGCCCAGAGTTTACCGATAGTTTCAATTGCTCCCTTATGCTTGGAAATTTCTTTTAAGCTATCCGCAACTGTTTTTGTTGAATTACCAGCATTTCCTCCGCCTAGAATGCTTAAAAACGTTGCGAAACTATCCCATACACCTTCACCAAGTGCTTTTACGATATCCCAAATAGCTTTGCCGCCTGTTATTAAATCGTCTACATGCTCAGATAAGAAGTCAGCTATTTTTTCAACACCGTTAGTTATTCCATCCATCATTTTATCTAATAGATCGTTCATATCTTTAGCACCAATAGATTTTTGGATAGCCTCCATAACAGCTGATGTACCTTTACTAATGGTTTTACCTAATTCTTCAAACTTTTTTTCTGTTTTCTTATCGCTTACCCAATTAGAAACTTGTTGAAAAATTGGATTAGCTTGAGCTGCCATTCCTTGCGTCATTGAACCAAGTAATCGTGGTATAGTTCCTTTTATAGTTCTTGCCATTCCATCAAGTGTTGAACCGAAATTTTTAGTAGCATCTTTATACTTATCTTGCATTCGCATCATGACGTTAAACATATCTTCGGCACTAACTTCACCATTAGAAATCATTTCGTTGATATCTTTAGTGGTCAGTGATGTATTATGCTTTACTTCCTGCTCATACTTTACTAATTCACCTTTCATTTTAGGAAAGACGTTTGTAAATGATAGAAAATCTTGAGCGCTGGCTTTACCATTAGCCATCATTTGTGAGAATTGCAAGGAAAAATTTTGTACTTCTGCATCAGATTTACCGAATGCGTCTTGAAGTGTCAACGTTGCCTTAGTCAGTTCCTTAGTTTTATCTGCGTTTTCCGTTACAGAATAGTATTGTTGGTTTAATCCATTAACCATTTCTGTTGAGTTTTGTGCAGCAATAGCTAATTCGTTAGTCATATCTACTAACTTTTGCCCTTCTTTAGCTGAACCTGCTAATGTAGTCCATTGGGCTTTCATATTTTGCTGCAATCTGTTATATTTCAAACCTTCGGCAATTGCTCCACCTATTCCAGTTTTAATTAAATTCCAAGTACCAGAAATTGCACCAGATATACCTTGAGCTACTAAAGAACCTTTAATAATATCTCCTAAGCGACTGGCTTTTTCTTTTGTTTCATCCATGCTTTTTTTCATGTTACTAAAAGTATTAGTAGCATTAGACTTTAATTTTCCTAGACTTCCAATAACCTTTTGTAAAGTGTTATTAAAGCTATTTGTTTTAGAATTAACTTCTTTTATTTGTTTATCAAAAGTAAAGCCATTAAAATTTAGTTTAGGTTGCTTAAAATTCTTAACATGATCTTCAAACCTTTTTAACTGTTTATCAGCATCTGAAATTCCAAATGTAAATCCTTTAAAATCTAATTTAGGCTTTTGAAAGTTCTTGATATGATTTTCTAGATCTTTTAATTGTTTGTCTGCGTTAGAATTATCAATTTTAGTCTTTTTAGGCTTTTCAATTTCTTTACCTAGATCTTTTACTTTTTCAGTAGTATCTTTAATAGCTTTTTGTGAAGTATCCATCTCTTGCTTTAATTGCTGAGATGTTGTGCCAACCTTCAACTTATTATTAAAAGCTTCTATTTGCTTAGTTAGATCTTGCATTGATGAACTAACTATCTTGTATTTGCTAGTAAATTCATCAATAAGTTTAACAATTATTCTCTTTTCTGAAACAATTGCATTAGCCATGTTATCCCTCCTATCCAAATATTTCTGTAAATTTGTTCATCATTTCAGTTTGTCTTATCCGCTCTTGTTGTATCTTTTCATCAGTTATTGCTTTTATATCATCTTGTTGTTTTTGCAATTGAGACAAAACAGTTTGATTAATTTCTTCAGCATTATCAACTAAAATTACTGGCTTAACTGCATTAGATAACAACAATTCACCTTGTAACCTATTTAATTCTCTTTTTTGCCCACCAGAGAGAATATAAGTTGCCTCAATTGGTGTTAAGTCCAACACTTCATCTAAAACAAACTTACCAACATAAATATTTAGATTTTCTAACAGAAGTAACATTGACTTATCGAATTCTTCAATTATTTTGCTAATTCTTCCATTGCTTTCTTTTGTTTCAGATATTGTTGTTCGGTCATTTTGAATTGATTTTCTAATGCTTCTTTTTCGTCTTTTTTCAAGGAAGCTTTGTTCAATAATTCTTTGATAGTTTGATAATCTTCTTCTGCACTTTTCTTCATAAGTTGAATTTTCGCTTTTAAAAAACCACTTTTCACAACTTTCTTATACAAATCTTTATATGGATTGTCTTTATCAAAAACACCACTATCTTCTAAAGCATCAGCAACTTCATCATCAGTAAATTTTTTACCAATAAGTCCAAATTTATATCCAGCAATTAAAGCGTCTGGATCTTTTGCTATTAATCCATTAATAAAATTTGAAAATCCATCCGTATCTTTACTTTTATAACCTTTGACAATATTTTTATAGAATCTATGATTGAATTTCACTTCAACTTCTGTTTCTTTAATTAACATTTAAATACCTCCAATAGCCGCCCTTGCGTACTGTTTATTTCTTAGGCGACGTTGTATTACTATTGAGCTTTAGGCCCTAAAGTATAGTTATCTGCTACTCCTGATTTAGCGTCAGAAGTTGTTTTATCAACAATTGCTCCATTTTCGACACCTACTTCTGTTCCTTTAGCAAAGTTATAGAATTTCTCCATATTATCAAATGCACCTTCTGGCAGATCATTTTCTGTTAAATGATATGGATTTTCGTTGCTATCATAACGGCGAGCAACACCAATCACATCAAATGTAATATTTGATTGTTGTGCAGCTCCTAGTCCTTCTGTTTCTGGCAAGTTACCAATTAAACATTTAGAAAATTCAGCGTCTACTTGTCGCTTGCCTTCAGTGTTGTAGGATAAAGTATTTAAGTCTAATCTCCACAAACCTACAACTTCGCCATTTTGCCATGCGTTATACAATTCTTTGGCAATATCAGTAGTTGCACCTTTAGGGTCTGTCATAATCACATCTACAACTCGTGTTTGGTTAGGTGCTTGTACTGATTTAATTACACCTGTTTTAGTTTGTGTAGATTGAACATTGCGTTGATTTGTTGTTGAAGTAGCACCTTGTAACCCTAAAATTGCGGGTAATTCTGCTACTGCTGCATGTTCAATACGTTTCCAATAATAAATAATTTTATCTGAATCTCTTGCAGTTAATGATCCTGTACTAACCATGTTTCTTCCTCCAATTAAATTATATTTTCTTCTATGATTTGAAAGTTAACGTTCAACATTTGCCTATTTAAAACTTGTGTTGTTGAACTATCAATAAGAGAAGATAGATTAATATCATTTAATAAAATAATCTGATATCCATCTATGCTTAAATTCCTTAGAATATCCATTAATTGATATGCAATCTCTAAACCTTTAACAAGATTATCTTTATCAGTTACAACATCAAATTGAAATTCATAATCATAAATCCTAGCATTTTTTGCTATTTTATCTGGAACTCCATTTATAAGCTGCATAATAATCACTGGTAATTTTTTTAAATCTTGTGAAGGTGTTTTTATTTGAATATTCTTTAAATTTTCATTAGCTCTTAATTGTTTGATAATTCCTTTATAGATAATCAAAAAAGGAGTTTCCATACTATGAGAACCCCTTTCTTATTGCTTCCTCTGCTATTTTTTCTACTTGTGGTGTAATTTTATTACCTGCATCTCTGAATGGATGTTGCGCAGGATAATTTCTATTAAGTAATCCAAATTCAAATGCTTGTGAATAATTATATCCATCCTTTGAAGTTGCATCTGTATAGATTAAATGTGTTTGCTTATCATCTGTAACATGATCTTTAACTTGACTAACCATATTTCCATGACCTATATAACCACTTTTAGAATGATATTGTCGCTGTTTCATAAGCTTAATTACTTCTTCTCTAGCGTCCATAGCACTTATATTCAAAGCTGCATTAAGATTAGTTACCATTGCTTTATGACCTGCTCTTAATTCATCTCCAGCACCATTAAAATCTTTATCTAAGATATTAGCTATATTTTCTAAATCATCTCGACTCTCATCACTCCAAGAATATTTAATAGCAGGGATATTGTCATTATTCCAAGGCATTTTCATCACTACCTTTATTACCAAAATAGATATCAGTTCTGGTTATTCCATGATATCTAACTTGTATTATTTCATACTCTTTATTATCTAACACAATACTATTTGACTTTTTATAACCTTTTATTCTGGCAACGAATAAGCTTTCATATTGTTTACCAACTAGATTAATTTGTGCTTGATATCCAGATACTGCAGTTACATGTGCAAAACATTCAGTATCTGAAATTTTATAACTATCATCTAGAGAATCCATAGTATTGTTTGTAATCTTGTTTCTTAAAACAATTTTTCTTATCCTTACCATGACATTAATTCCCCTCTATGATAATTATTATTTTTACTATCAAGATATTTTTCAAGTAACGATATAAAAGGCGTTAAATCATTATCATTGAAAGTCCAACTAGCACCTTCTTCAGTATATGATTTAACTCCATCAGCATCATTCATTGCTTGAATATAATGATTTTCTGCCATTCTCACTACTACTGTTTCTAAAGTATTAGGTAGTTCATTTTCAGCAATATATAAACACACCATATCTCCAGCTTGTTTCAAATAATTCATTAAAACATCATCTAGTGTATTATCATCAATAAACTTATCCTTTTTAACTATTTCTAATAGTTTCAAAACAAGTTCATCTTTCATTTAATCACCTACTTTACAGAAGAAGTAGCGCCTTTCTTATTTTTGTCTGTAGAACCCTTTTGTGTTGCTGTTACAAATGCATCATCTAATTTTGCTTTATATGCAACTACTCGGATATTTCGTGGATCTACTACATAATCCCATGTAGTGCCTTTTTCTAATGCTTCAATTCCAACTGTACCAGCAGTTGTAGCAAATGAGTCAGCAATAGTTGTTCCCATAACATGAGTTGCTAATACACGTCTATTGATGATTGCTGTTTGTCCGCCATTTTCTCTAGCATTTCTATCTACTTCAATAGCTGGTGCATTAGCAGGAGCAGCTACTGCATATCCAACTGAACCAGAACCAAAAATATATGAAGTTGCTACTCCATTTTCAATTGGTAAATCATCATCAACAATAATATTCATACCGTTATATGTTCCAAATGGTGTTACTGCATTAGCTGGTTGTACTGTATCAATCATTTGTTGTGCTTTCATCATTGCATAAGTAGCTGAATGAACTGCAATACTATTAAATGTTTGATCTTGTAAATCTCCTAAACGTGAGATAGTTGCTAAAAATCCTTTAGCACTGAATGCATTAGAAGAGTCATCAAACATTTTAGCTGTTGCAATATCAGCATTAGCAAAGATACCTTTTAAAGTAGCTAATAAAATACGTTGATCTGTTCTAGTCCAATATGCACTGAAACGTTGAGCAATTGTTTCTTGAATAGGTGCTCCCGATACTGTTTCAGAAAAATCTGTATATCCAAATGCTTTGGCAAGCCAGAATTTGAACGCTCTTTGTTTACCAGTTGTTGTTGAATCAACTGCAATATTTGTAGTGTCGTTCCAGATTTGAGGATCACCTTCTAAATCATTGATAAAAGGCATTTGAATTTCTGTTCCTGATTGTGTTAATTGAGCGGAAATATCAAAGTTGGATGTTGTAATCCCTGATGTGATAAATCTATTTGTTTTTGTTGATAAATTTTGTACATAAGGTGCAAAAATTTCAGGTACAATTGCATCTTTTAAACTAAATTGTGGCATTATTCTTCCTCCTATTTATTATTTTGTAGTGCTTGAAATGCTTGTGGATTTTCATGATATAAAGCCATTTGCTCATCAAGTGTCATTTCAGATAACTTCTTTTGAGGAGCCGGAGAACTTGAACTTATATTAGGTACTTTACCAGCTGCTTTTTTATGTAGTTCATTTTGAACTTGTTGATTAACAATCTTTTGAAATTCATTAATATTTCTTTGAGTTTCTTCACTATCCTTACCCATTAATTGACTGACAAAAGATAATGGTAACCCTGCATTTGTTAATAAATCCCTTGTTTCTGCTTTTCGTTCTCTTAATTCAAGTTCTTTTTCACGACGTTCGAACTCCAATTCTCGCCGCTTACGGTCTTCTTCTGCTTTTTCATCAGCAGTCATCTTTGCTCTGCGTTCTCCTTCTTCTAAAGCTTCCGCCTTTACCTGTTCAAGTTGCTTAGAATACTTACTTTCTAAGTCATTTTTAATTTTATCAACTTGAGCATTTACCATTTTTGCAATATCATCACGAGAAAACTTTTTCTCTTCTTTTTTTGGTTCTTCAGTATTTTCAACTGTTTCAGTTTGGTTTTCTACTTCTTCAGACATAATCTTTCCCCTCACTTGGTGTCTCAACCTGATACTCGTTTAACGTTCGGCAACGAAAAAAGATTGTTCTTTAAGGTCTGCAATCTCAAAAAAGACCAAAATAAAAAGTACTTCAATGAGCACTTATACTTAACTATTCATTACTATCTTCTTCTGAAATTTCACTTCCGCTAACAAAATTAGTGTTTTCCATTGGAACAGTCCAGCACTGGCAATTTACATGAATTGGTGGACGATTAATACCTTCTGTTGCATCATCAACTTTAAATATCTTTCCGTCCATGCTTTGACATTCTGCACAAGTATTACTTTCCAATGCTAAAAATCTATAATACTGTATTCCTCTAGCTTTATAACTAGCGAATGTTGTTTCGTTCAGGGCTCTACTGGCAAATGTTCTAATGATTGATTGTGCTCTTCCGCTTGCACCATTGCCCACTTTACCGCCAGTCAGTATTTTATCAATCCTTTTAGCATAGTTTAAATTATCATCAGTAGTGTTAGCGGCTTGTTTTGCTACTTGTTTAATTCTTTGGATAGTATAATTTACATCCTTGTTAATACTTAAATGTACTTCATCCCAACTACTACGGATCATTTTAGTTAATAGTTCATCATAGTTAGGTGGAACTTTGTGATTGTTAGGTATCTCTTGTGCTTGTAATTTAGAATATTTGCTTAACAACTTAGGAACATTAGTAGTCGCGTTATCTATCATTCTATGTTGCTGTTGTGCAACTTTAATTAAAGGCAACGATATTCTAGCTTGTAATGCATCTCCTGCGGTTGCATTTCGTAAATTAGCTATCATAACTGAAACAAGCGGGACTAAATTGTTATCTTTTGACAACTCATTTAATTCCGCTTGTATTTCTTCTATATCGTCTTTATTTGCCTTTCCAGACCAATTACTATCATCAGCTATAAAAGACGTTAGATAACCCAAAATTTCTTTCTCAGAACTACTAAATAATCTATCTAAAGTTTGTCGGCCAATTAAATTAGCACCATAAATTTCTTTTAAGATCTTTTGCATTTTACTTTTAGATAACATTACTCTTCACTTCTCATTCTGCGTATGAAATCGCTTGGTGTCTCTATTCTAGTAGTATCATCTAAATTTAATTGTTTTCTTGCTTGTTCTAATTGACTTTCATCTACTTGTTGTAAAGCAGCATCAAAACCATATTTCCCTTCTTCTTGCTGCTGTTGCTTTATTCTCTCTTCTTCTGCTTCTGCATCAATTCCTGTAATAACACTTACAAATTCTAATAACGTTTTATCACTCAATGCACCGCTTTGCTGTAAAACATTAAACATATTAACAATTTCACTATCATTTTTAGGTACATTAGGTAAGTATTTTATTGAAAATTTATTTACAATATCTTTATCACATAATTTTAGACTAGACCAATAAGAATTGAGTAATCTTAGCCTTTGCATAATTCCTTTTGTATATAAAGATTCTTGCATGCTTCTTTCTTGATCTTCACCAAATAATTTATAAGCAAGGGCTATTCCGCTATTATTACCACCAAAATTTTCATCACTTACATCTGGTGTGTTTGTGTCTTTATGTATATCGGCAACCAAGCGTTTAATATAAATTTCCCAACCATCTTCATTAAGGTCTTTTGTCAGATATTCAGCACTTGAATTAATAACGGTATTTCCGTTATTCGCATTAGGTATTACAGATGGTTTCAAAAACAAATACCTATCTTGTGTATCTACCTTAGGTACAAAAACAGGTTCTCCATTCTCATCTAAAATTGGTGTCCCATCTGGTTTAGTTAATGGTTTCTTCTCGAAATCCATATCTCCATTAATCATTAACTTAGCGTTAGCGAAATCTTCTTGACTGTTAGCCATTTCAGACATTGCTAAATCATAAGCATCTATATTGTCTATTTTTTGTTCCCAATCTCCAACTCTATTTTCATTGTTAAAATATTCAATAATTGGTACTTGATCGAATGATAAATCATCATCACTCAAATATTCCATTTTACCGCTAGCATTGGCTGTTTGCATTTTATAATGATACACCTTACTAGAAGTATATATGTCAGCATAATATACCGTTTCGTCGTTAAATTCATAAGCATAGTATCTTACTGCAAATAAAGGCTTGGATTCAACTGTTGTATTATATACAACAAAACATGTTGCTGGATCTATCGCTTTTAAATAAACATCAGGAATACTCCAGTCACCATTACTATCTTGTACAGATTCTCCTGTATATAAGAGTTCATAAGCTCTACCAGTGATAGATAAATTAATTCCCATTACTTTTTCGTGGTATTCTTCATCATTTAAATTATTAAACTTCTTTACTAAGTCAATAATTTTATTATCAGGATCATTATTATCAGACCACTTAAATTGGATTGGTTTACCTAATCTATAACCCACTCTCATATTAGTAATAAACTTAGGAAAACCACTGGCTATTCTATTATCCGCTCTACCATTAGCTACTTTGTCATTTACCCAATAATGAATATCATTGTCACCGTAATAATAGCGTTGTAACATTGTTATTCTAGGAGCTTGATACGTATAATGATGAACAATATAATCATTTGCTAGATTAGCTATTGCTTCTGGATTATTAGAACTAAATACATTATTAAATTTATCTTCCGGAATACAATATTTTTTATTTGTTTCAACAATAGATTTGCTAGTATTAGCTTTCTGTAATAGTTGACTGTTTAAACTTCTGAAAAATAATTCTTTATTATCTAGCATGTTACACCTCCTATAATCCCAATTTTCTCAAACCTTGACTAATCTTATTTCTATCTGGATTTGGATAATATTTTCTTTGTTGATCTAAATGAATTGGTGTCGCTAAACAATATCTCATGGCATCCATAACATCATCATTTTCTTTGATAACTGCGTCTTGATCTCTGCTCTTATCATTCCAAGCATATGAGTATATTTCTTTTAGAAATCTATCAGTCACTCCACTTTTTACAAAGAAATTTCTTTGTTTCATCAACTTAGATATTATTTCAATTCCATTAATCACGCTTTTATAACCATATCTTGCATTAATTCCTGCATTAACAAAATGATTTATATGCTCTACTCTAGCTGTATCACAATAAAAAGGCATATCCATTTTATATTTACGTCTTATCTTCTGCGCCGTTTCAGTCCAATAATCAATTTCTTTATATTGTTTAGTATGTTCTTCAACTAAGTAATAATTGTTTTTATTATCCTTACCAAATACTACTATCGAGCCAAAATGACTATATCCCCAGTCAACACCAGCAATATATGTTAAACTATCTGGCACTTCATCAACTATCATCTTATTTTTATCGAAATCTTGGTAAACAGCGCCTTCTGAATTAACCCAAAGACCTAAGATATCCCTATCATAAAACATCCCGCTAGGTGTCCCAGCTTTCTGTTGTTCTATATAATCACTATCTAAAAATGTATTATCTTCTAAGGTAAAATGTGTTGAAACGATTTTAAAATTTGGATTATCATTATCAAGATAATTTTTCTTTAACCAGTGTTCTGGATTATCTGGGTTAGTATCGCAAATTATCTTTGAACCTTTTTCAGAACAGCGATCCATGATTTCTTTAAAAACTTCCATATTCGCCATTGACGCTTCATTAACATATGATCCGAAACTCGTCATCCCACGGATAGCACCTAAACCGCCAATAGAACCGGTATAAGCTAGAACAACCTTGACGCCAAACAGAGTGAAATTTCCATGCTTATCAAACTCAAAATTAATACCATATTTATTTCGTATTGGATTTAATACATTCTGTTCAATTGTCTTAGATGAAACACCAGCTAAAATATACAATGGCTCTCTTATGTTCTTCTTATCTGCTCTTTTTCTAACTTCCCTTAATTCCATGAGAAACAAGTCATTATCAATTACAGTCTTACCGGAACGTTTAGCTCCGTAATTAATCATCAATCGAAAGCCTTGCTTGTATTTTTTTAGCACTTCAATTTGTCTTTCTGTATAGACATCTCTAAGACTCATTATTTCCACCAACCTCTTCATTTGCTGCAGCGTCCAATTTATCTAGGTATTTATTAACTAATTCAACTCCACTAGCCCCAGCTTCTGATAATACTTTCACTTTATACTCAGCAATATCTGCTTCTGCATTTGCTTTACGCACTTTAGCTTTGTCTAACTCTGGTGTGCTACTATCAGTTAACCTACCAGCCAACTTCAAAATAGAAATAGCAGCTTGTAACCTAACCATTTCAGATTTAGCTGTTTTAACTAAAGCATAAATAGATTGCATTGCTTCTGAAACATACTTGTCTTCAATAATCATAGTTTCATATTGTCTTCTAGCTTGTTGGAACAATTTATTTTCACGTTTCCACTTATAAATTAAACTCTCTGAGCAGTGAAGTATTTCTGCAATTTCTTTGTTGGTATAAGTACCTTCATATAGCATAACAACGGCTTTTCTCTGCCTTTTAGTCAATTCAAAAAAAGGTCCTTTTTCTTCACTTTTCTTCACACCATATCACCCACCACCCTTTAATTTAATCTTGCTAACATCTCTACTGTACTTACGCTTATGTTTTACTGGATGTTTTCTATAATGTTTTTCTAACTTGCGTAACATCTTCAGTTCTTCATAGGTTTGTACCTTTCCGAAATCTATACTATCTTTCATAATTTTCTCCAAAATAAAAAGCCAGCCTGCTTAGACTGACTTAAAATATTTTCAATAATAGGTATTAATCGGTTTTACTCACAATATAATTATAGCATCTATTTTTTGACATGGTGTCTTGTCATTGTTTTATGAATGTCTTGCGAATGTTTACTTTTTCACTCGTAAATCATAATATGGAGCAAATATCTCAGCAAACCATATTAATGCTTCTTGTTTTAACTTCCAAAATCTACTTCTGCTGTAATGTAGTTCTTTACGTAAAATATACTCAGGCTTTCCTTCCAAATACAGCTCTTGTAAAATGTAGTTCTTGTTATATGGACAATAACTAATTGCACGATTTATAAGAAAGAGTTTATCACTAGCTACCATTTTTTGTAGTATCTTTTCTTCAGTACCATTTTCCATACTTCCACCACCAGGCATTCCACTAAGGCTAGGGCTTTGAAGTTGTTCAAGCTGTGATTGAGCCTCAAAAAGTGGTATTGCTTTTAATAAAAATTTCTCAACTCTATTTGCCGTTTTCACTTCATCAATGTTAAAGTCTGGTAATAATTCTATATTCTCCACAGCTCTACACGCTCCCTATGATATAATATATTCATGTTAGATTGGCACGTCTCTTATTTCAGGGAGCGTGTTTTTTATTAATTCCATTAAACTTACTCCGAACGTGCAATAACATTATTTTGATAAAACAGAGTACCGTCAATGTTTGTTAATTTGCAGTATTCATATCGTCTACCCCATATTTTGTTATATGGTACTTCTTCATTATTTTCATCAAAATATTTAATGGTATTTGTTCGTTGTCCTCTGTAACATTTAAAATGAACTTTCAAACCATCTTCAAATAATATTTCGCCTTTCATATCAAAATTCATACTTACATCTCCTAAAAATTATCATCATGAATGTTAGCTATTACAGACACTTTAACTTGTGTTTCTGCTTCTATGTGATTTTTTGCTCGCACAATCATGTTATGCAGTTTATTGTTAATAAAATATTCAACTAAATATAACTTCACTATTTAGCCTCCTTTTCAATAATTTCTTTTAACATATCCTTTAAACGTTACACCACCATGAACTGTTAGCTCGTCTTCATCGCCATCTTTCCAACTCTTAGGTAACTCAGCATAACCGTTTAAAGCTCCAAATAGACTTGGAATGATAAAGTATCTATATCCTTTGTACGATCCTACCTTTGCAGGCATCGCTTCATTTGTTCCTAAATATTTCATAAATAATTACTCCCTTAATCAAAATCGCTTGGCACTATATCTAATAAACCAAGCTGATTTCCTAAAACATCAAATTTCACTTCATAAGTATTAGGTTCTAAATATCTAAGTACTACTTTCTTTGTGTCTTTTTTATAAGATTCATCAATATGATACGTTAACTTTAGAAAATTGATTAGTTTCTCTTCTCCGTCGATATACAATTTCATGTTTTCCATATCATCATCAGTAAATTCTATCTTGTATTTTTTAGCCATGATGTCACTCCTGTCATTTTATTTTCTATACCGGTATAAGCCTTACCACGCCCTCAAAACGTGTGACCATCTCAAATCATGTGGATGCAAGGCGATGTTACAGTCACTACGAAGAATATAATGCACGGAGGATTAACTCCCTTCAAATTATTTGTGCCTGTAACTATTGTGTATTTAAAAGATTAAGTAGGTTTAATAACCCTAATGGCAGTAATAATTGCTAATTTTCTACGCATGAATTAATGAGGAGGAATTTTCACATCCTTTCGATTTTTTCTGTTTGGAGGTTGTAGCTCATCAGCAAAATTACCACCTATGACTTAGCATCCTGCGACAGATACTAAGCCTGTACTGTTTATGTCGTTATTTGTGAGATCCTGATTTACGGTTTTTGTGAATGCATACCGTTCAAATAGACATAAGCCAATATCTAACAGTTTTAAGACTTATTAGGGTCAAATGCTCTTCCTAAATTTCGTTTATTTCTACGTTTATTAATTTGTCGGTTTCATCTCCTACGTTTATATATAAATCTTCAAGTGTTTTGTAAGTTCCAAAAACTTGATTATTATTTAAGTCGACAATTGAATAACCATCATCTATGTTTGTAGTTATAAGATATAGAATGTTGTTTTCATCTTTGATAACATTCCCAACTTTGTACATATCTTCAGATTTTGCTTTGCTTTTAAAATTAATCTTCATTTTGTTTCCTCCGTTCAAAGCGTTAAAATTCCACTACTTCGCATGCTTTTTAATAAAAACACTCCATCTAGTTTTACTGCGTTTATCTCCTAAAATTGGTTGTTGTCCAAACACTTCAAATACATCCTTTGTTTTGATTTGTTCTTCATTCCATTTAAACAACATTGTTCCGTTAGGCTTTAGTACTCTCATACATTCGTCAAAGCCTAATTTTAAATCTTGTGTCCACGTATTTTTATCCAACTTTCCGTACTTCTTGGCCAACCAAGAATTATCTCCAACGTGGATCAAGTGTGGTGGGTCGAATATGACTAAATCAAAGCTATTGTCATCAAATGGTATATTTCTAAAATCGGCCACTAGGTCTGGATTGATTGCAACTTCTCTTACAGTATCTCGATCAGTATAGGCCAACGCTTCATTACGAATATCCATGTAAGTTGTATGCGGTTCTTCTTTGTCGTACCAAAACATTTTTGATCCACAACATGCATCTAGTATTTTCATTTTCTAGTCCCCTGTATATTCTTCAAATTAAATCTTGTTTAAATGCTTGAATATTATGGTTATTATTTTGGAAAAAAGCACTAAATCTTCTTGGTTCATATAACTGCATGATTCAATATAAAACAAATTATCTTCAAGGTTAGCTCTAACAATTCCTACAGAAATTCCTTTATAGTTTATCCAAAGCTTATAAAGCATTTTTTCTTTAAATTCATCATCAAAAAAATATCCATTCATCTTTTCATCATAAATAATTAAATCTATGTCTTCTTTTAAGTCTGGAAACTCATGCTTGAGTTCTTCTACCATATTTTTAATGTTTTCGTTCATTCTTCCATGCTCCTTTAGCTCAATTTTTCCAATCGTTACAAATCGATTCATTTTAAATGTCTTTTTCTCAATCCCAATGAACATTTAATAATTCAGCTACTTCTTGGTTTTTAGGTAACTCAATTACTTCTGAAAATCCTAAATAATTATCTGTATCATTTCTGATAAAAAATGCTCTAGTAGCTTTTCTTGATAAAGAATCACACTGAGTTATTGAACCGTTCATTCCACGGATTGCCATGTTAAAAATTAAGAACGGAATTGCTCTATCAGATAATTCTTCTGCTTGATACCAATATGCTCGTGGGTCATAGGTAAAGATTGGAGATGTTAGGAACTTAATTAGTGGATTATCAGTATCTGGACGCTTATATAATGGATTCTTTAATCTATCATTCCACCATTTAGCAATTAGCATTGAGCCAGTACCTGCTGCAGGCTCGTAATAAGTGCTCTTGCCTTTCCCAACTAATTGAGCAACTAAATTAGAAATTGAACTAGGTGTAAAGTCCTGTTTCTTTGACTTTCTTTCTGCTTGTTCATCGCCAAAATATTCTTGAAACCATTCATAACTCATATCAGTTTCGATTTCTAAAAATTTTTCAAACGTTTCTTTACGCTTTTTAGGATCTAGCATTAAATTCATCATTTTTGTTGGAGCTTTAAAAGCGTCATCTATTTCTAAAATTCCATTAACTGTTTTTACATCAAATTTCATTATTTGCTCCCCTTAAACCATTAGTTTTTTTCACAATAAATACATTTCCTATTCGGAGTTAATAACAGTGAATTAAATTTTATTTGATTTGTATTACCACAAGTCTTACATTTTATGTTGATTTTTGTTGAATTTTCTAAAACGTAATCATCAGCCGTCATTTCAAAATTAGGGTTGTTTGCTTGAATTTCCTTGAATTTTAGCCTATCGTTTTGTATCTTGCATCCTTTACATTGCCTATCTTTATTTATCCATAAAGATTGTAATCTTAGATTTTCGGAAAACCCACAAGTCTTACACTTCAAATTGATTATTGATGATTTACGCATATTTTCATCGTCAGTAGTCATTTCAAAATTAGGATTTATTGATTTTATTTGTTCAAATCTATCTACCCAAAAATTTTCCGCTCTTGAAGGCATGATTTTAAAATCTGGATCTTTACCCTTTATTGGTTCTCTAAATTTTGTCATATCTTAGAAACACTCCTCATAATTTGTTGATTATCTCTAACCCTTTCCGTTTCCAGTCTATGAATATAAACTTCTCTAGTTACCGAATCGTCAACGTGACCTAACCTTTCAGCAACAGCACGACTATCAATACCTTGACTAACTAAGTAAGTAGCATGCTCATGTCTTAATCCATGCAAAGTTATAACTGGAACTCCTGCATATTTACAAGTTTGTTCTAGTTTGTTATTAAGTGATGAATTATATTGGAATCCTTTAATTGACCCAAAGATACTTTCATCTTTATCAGCACCTTTAGCATTTCTCCAAAACATGTATATAACTGCATCATCTACTGGAATTGTTCTAACCGAATATTTATTTTTAGTGCTTTTAAATCTTCTTGAAAAATTTTCATCATAAGCACCTTTCTTATAATCCAAAGTCTTGTTAATAGATATTGTTTTCTTCTCAAAATCAATATCTTCTAATGTTATTCCTAGTAATTCAGCAAATCTTAAACCTGTTTTTAGTAAAATCAAAAAGAAATGTGCATAAGATGAATTCAAATGTTTTAAAGTATTTACTAACTTCTTCATGTCATCAAGTTCCATGAATTTAGGTTTCTTCTTATTGGTTACTACACCTTTAGGAATTTGAGCGTCATAAGTAACATCTCTATCTGTTAATCCGTCAACGTTATAAGCTCTCTTTAAAGCCCAAGCTAATTGACGGTGGAAATCTGTTATAGTAGCTTTCTCATGAGTCTTACCAAACTCATTTAAGATTTGTTGATAATCATTTGCGTTCATGTCCTGTAAATACAAGTCAGGACAAATTTTCTTCAAGTGTCTGTGAGTTAAACAATATTTGTTATACGTTCTTTCTCCTACTTGATTCAATTTATACGTGTCTACCAAGTTTATGAAATAATCAGTGAATAATATTTTCTTTCTCCTATCCAAATTAATCACTTCCTAAATTCTTAGTTATCCTTTTAATCTTTTGATCTAGTTCAATCTGAGCTACTCTAACTTTGAATAATTCTGGCGATTCTGAACGTAAACTTTTAATGTTCATTGCACCGTTCACACTCTTTTTAATACAAGCCAAGTTATTAATATTTAGGTTTGACTTATCTCCGTCTATGAATGTGATAATATATCCTTTTGGTAATGGACCGTTATGTTGTTCCCAAATGTGTACTTGCTTAGGTTTCCATTTATCATATCTAGAACCATCCATTTTTACTTTAACCATCACATATCCCTTAATTTTAAATTCACTACCTAAAGGTTTTTCATTATGAACACTATGTCCTTTTTTGAACCAATATTTTTTAGACTCAGGACTTACTAAAATACCATTACGAATATTACGTTGATAGCATGCATTTTTCATAGCATCCACAGTCCAAACAAAATCAGGGAATTCTTTTTGAAATAACTCAAATACTTCTTTCCACGGTCTACCTGGAACATTGACTTTTAACCAATTAATTATCTTTGGACTCAATCTTTTTGACATGCTTTGCCTCCAATACATCAGGTGTTTCTATATCTCCAGTTATATCAGCTCGTAATTTCATAACTCTATATGATAAATCAGCACTTTGAATAAGTTTATCTGATACATTACTGATAGCTTTAGCTCGTTTTAATTCTTCATCTAAATTCAAGCTATCATCATTCAAACGCTCTAATTGTTCAAACAAAATATTATTCAAATCTTCCATTTTGTTCCTAACCATATCATCAACTCCATTAACTTTAATTTAATATCGATATTAAAGCGGATAACGGGATTCGAACCCGCACTTCCAGAATGGAGATTCTGGCAGTCTGCCATTAACGTATACCCACATAATTACCACTAATACGTGGTAATATTTTTTAATTACTATTTATTGCTTCTTCTAGTTTTGTTTTCTTGTGACTCGTACTGATCTACATAACAATCAACATTTGCTTTAGCATAGGTTAGAATAAAGATCACAACCAACTCCATAAGCCACATACCAAATGTTTCAAAATCAAAGAAATAAAAAATTCCTAAAACAAACGTTATGGTATTTGCAAAAATTGTAATAACCAGTAAACAAGTTAATAACTTACTAAGTGTTTTCATCGCTCTTGCTCCTGTTTAATTCTTTCTCTTCAAGTTTCCACATCTCTTCTTTAATCTTTCTTTCTAACAATTCAGCATCAAACATATCTTTTGAATAAATGAAATCAAAAATATTGATATTTCGTATAGAAAACATTGAAGTAAGTAATCATCAAAATGGAATGCACTTATAATTGTTGTTATGACTATTGCAAAAACTGAAATAATCATTAACCAACCTAATAATTTACTCATTATCTTCACTTTATTCATCTCCATCTAACTTGTAATCAACTGTCAACTTAGCTTTGACTAATCTATCTGACACGCTCCTTATATTTTCTTCTAGTTTCTCTAATGTTTTGAACATCAATGATGATACTTTGGACGTTTTTAAGGAGACAAGGAAATACTTTCTTTCACCCAGCGCTAAAGGAGTTTCACACACTAAATAAATTTCCCCTCTATATTCAATTACATTTCCAACTTTATAAATACTTTCTTTGTTTTTATAATCTTCATTTTTATATTCAATTTCCATTTTTAGATCTCCTTTTAAATTCCTATAAAATCTGTTACATCATAATCAACACTTTGCATCACGTCATAGAACTCAACTATTCGCTTACCTTTGCGATTAGTTCGCTCGTGCCTTGTGTTGACGTTTTTAGTCAATCCATAGATTTTCATTTTAAAGTCATTAGCTCGTGGTACTACTACTTCAACAGGAACACCGTACTTTCTAGCAAACAAATTAAATCTCAGCTTGGCAGCAGTATCAGCTCCAAATTGTGTATTAATGCTTGTTTTCACATCATATACATGTTTGATTTTTCCGTAATTATCAAAAATTACAAAATCTGGAGTATAGCTGATTCTAGTTAGATTCACACCGCCTATAGCTACTTTATCTTTAATTACGTAACTGGGATGAACTTCGTATTTATACCCGCTATTCTGGATAAAATTTTCATAGAATTTAGCTTCTTTTTGACTATCAAAAGTAAAACTACCAACCGTTACTTTTTTTGCTGTATGGTTCATTTTGACGCTCCTCTAACGTGATGTTTTTCTTCAAACTTTTGGATAATTTCTTCTTTTCCATCTTTCTTGCCTTTTTCGTAAGAAATACTGCACGATTCATTGATAGCAGTCTTTGCTTCTTCTATTTTCTTATCAAAAATTTCAGCAGCTTTTTGAAAACTTGTAACGTTCTCTCCGCTTTTCCCAGTTTCTCTAGCCCATGCTACAATTGCTCTTCCAAAGTCAGGAAAATAACGTCTCTTTTCTGCTTGTTTACCGTTTTTATTAACTCCTAATTTTTTAGCTAAAATAGCCGTATTGTAACTATTATCAGTAATATAATATTTTTCGTCTAATTTGATATTAATTCCCATATTACTCTGCCTTTCTTTGCTTGTTCGATTCTTCAAACCATACTCTAGCCATTGGTGCATATTGCATACGTGCTTCATTTAACTTCTTAACTAGTTCAGTTGTGTTTTTTAATTTCATATCTTTAGCAATATCATCAAATGTAAAACCATCACTGATTTTTAATAATGCTTGTCGTACATTGAAACCTGATTCATTCTCATATTTTTCTTGAATTAAGAATTTATCAACTATATCTGCTGTAATATCTTCATCTTGATTAATTACTTGATCCAAGCCTAAATTCAACGCTGATTGTCCATTAGGTTTACCTTGCCAAACACCATTTGAATCTTTTTCATAAGTAGTTACATCTTCTCCAGTTTCAATATCTTTTTGAACCGTATAATGTACAATTGCAGATTCAATCATGATACGTACTGCACCATCATTTTTTAACGTTCTTAACTCATCAATTTGTTTATCCAAATTAGAACCTGATGTCTTTATCTTGATAACCACTTCATCTTTGTTTGTAACTTGTAAACTATCGATCTCACTATAAAAATTTAAACTCATTTCTAATTCTCCTTAACTAACTGTTTCTTGTACGCTTGTTCATAAAGAGTTGCTAACTCTACTTGTTTCTTTTCAAATTCAGTAGCTTTTTTTAGTTTTCCCTGATATTTAATCTGCAGATTTAAAATAAACATTTCACCATCTTCAATGAATTTCCATCCTTGCAGCTTCTCTAATTCAGCTACTGAAATCGCATCCCATACTGCTTCAATTCTTTTGTCGTTATACATCTTGATAAACTTTTCCATTTTTACTTTTACAATTGGTTGTTTATCTGCTGTATTCTCTACTATTCGTTTTATTAATCTCATATAGTAGGACGCTTTATTTAAATAAACCTCAACTGCTTTTGATTGTTGATAGCTATTTTCAAGCATGATTGCCTGAAACTCGTTATAATCCATATAACTCATATAGTTTCACTGTCCTCTTTAAAGAACATATACTTTCCGTCAAAGTAATAATCTATATCTCCAAGTTGACCTTCACGATTTTTTTTGACTGATAGCCTTACTATTGACTTATTTTCTTCATCAGGCCTGTATAAAAAAGCAACCACATTACTATCTTGTTCAATGCTTCCTGATTCTCGTAAATCAGATAATAATAATTCCTTGCGTTTCTCAGATTCTCGATTTAATTGTGATAATGCTATAACTGGCACATTAAATTCGTTAGCAATTATTTTTAATTCTCGTGTTATCTGACCTATTTGTAGCCAACGATCTTGACGATTATTAACCTTTACCAACCCTATATAATCAATGATTGCTACATACTTATTAGGTTTAGCTTTAGATGCATTCTTTCTAATCACGCTAAGAATTCCACCAAGATTGAGGATCCTATCATATATTCTCAACTTATGACTTCTTACCCACTCAATTCCATTTGTTACCATAGAACTAAAAGCTATATCTAAGCTATTTGACGGATTTTTCAATTTTTGGCTATCAACATTTGCACTCCTAGAAATGAAACGATTAAGCATCTCACGTTTGTTCATTTCAAGGGTAAAAAAATCAACTTGAACTTCTGGATCATTCATCATAATTTGATATGCTAGATTAACCGCATAAGCCGTCTTACCTACTGCAGGTCTAGCACCAATTGTAAAAAGCATAGACCCATACAAACCACCAGCTAATAAATCATCTAGTCTTCTAAAACTTTTAATTCCTGCTGGTTGATTAGTTGCTAACCTTTCCTGAAGTTCTTCAATTGCTCCATCAAGTTCTCCGTTATCATCTTCTCCATCAATTTTGGATAACTCAGAGATTGCTTCTGATAGATTAGCTAATTCCTGTTTCCTTGGTGATTGCTTGTAAACATCCATACTAAGTTCTAAATTACGTTGAGCATACATCTTGTGTAGTGACTTAACGTCATTGTCAAAGTTAGCATCCGTTACAAATTGACCTTGCAAATCTACTAAATGCTTATATTCAATACTTCCGTCATTAACCATCTCAGAATAGATATTAAACAGAGTACGCTCTTGAACTTCTAATTTTTGAATAGCTTCTACAATGTTTCTTAATCTGATATCTTCAAACCACTCATAGTTAATGAATGTACTATCTGCTAAATCAGGTTTATTCAGTAGGGCTTCCACCACCCTTAACTCTATTTCATTCAAGTCTTTCTAACTCCTCTCTTATAGCTCTATTTCCTTCAGTATCACTTTCATATATTTCTGGATGTTCAGATGCATATAACCTAAGTTGATACAATCGTTCCTCTTCTTCTGTTCGCTCTGGGCGGCGGGCGGAACTGGTGTTACTTTTCTTTTTTTGTGGTTCAGAGGAGATTTCTACTTCCTGTATATACTTATCAAAATTACTTGGTCTTAATAATGTTGTAAGCACTATATACTTCTTCATCTTCTCATTATCTTTCCACTGATTAGCTTTAAACTTAATTACTTTAATTAGTTCTTCTTCTGTATATCCATCCGCTAATCTTGCATGTATTAATTTTCTATTATTAGATGAATTCCTAAAATTAGTATTAGCTACTTCATTTATTGAATTAATGAATTTAGAATAGTTAAACCTATTTTTATTATTTGATTCACTATTATCCTTATCTGATATATTTATATTATTAATACTTGTAATATTCTCTTTGCTTTTTTGAGCAATAGGGTCTTGATCATTTGTACTATACCTATTGCTTTTTTGAGCAATAGGGGTAGAAACTGGATAAATTTTTCTTGAGATTATTTCTTTTTTGTCATTTCTCTCAATTTCAATTCTTATATAGTTCTTTTCTTTTAAATGAATTAGCCAATGTGAAACAGTTGTCTTCTTTACATCATACAAATCAGCTAAATAACCATTACTTGCTGTGCAATATCCATATTTATTTGCCAATGCTGTAATTTCACTAAATAATAATTTTTCATTAGCTTTAAGTTCTTTGTTATATCTAACATCAGCAGTTAAAATAGAATAATAATTAGGTTTCTCTTCCATATTTATCACTCCTTTCTGTATTCAAACAACTCTCCTGGTGTAACATCTAGAACTGAACACAACGTATCAATCGTATCTAGCTTAATCATTGACGTTTTATCGTAATAAAGTTTGGTTAAAGTGCTTCTTGAAATTCCAGTGCGTTCATGAAGTTCCTTTATCTTGATTCTTTTCCTACCCATGATTGTGGATAAATTGTTAATAATCATATTTGCCACTCCTTAAAGGGCTTCTCACCCTTTCGGCAGTCTTAGCTTACTGGCTCTCGTAATTTCCTTTGACACCTAATTTCTTAAGTGTTTCAGCATCAAGTTTTATTCCATTGATTGGTACGTGATATAGTTCTGCAAACTTCTCAGCACCTAACTGATGATAATTCTCATGATGTGTTCTACACAGTGGCATTACGTGCTTTTGTGTATGGTCTACTTTTCTTCTATCAACGCCCATTCCCACCGTATCTAGGTGATGAATGTCAGCAGAATCTCCACAAACTAAACATCTTCTATGTCTGCAGCACTGATAGATAAAATACCGTTCCTCTCGTGGCAACTGTTTATAGCCTTCCTTGAAAGGCACGTTCCACTCAAACATGAAATCAATTACCAAATCTATCAGCACGTTCACATCACTTACACTTGTTTTAGAACTATCTGCCAAACTGATCTCTTTGCCTGTATACGCTGAGTATTGAAGATAGAACATATCCTTGATGTACTCTTGTGGCATAACAGACCATTGAACTATGTCGTTAATAAGTGCAAAGAATAGTCTTCTCTGCTTTGCTCTAAGTTTTCGTCTATCTGCAAGCTCCCAATCAATATAGAATTCATCCTTAGAACCACTAACTGTTTCTATGTGATCTAAATTAAGTGATTCAACTGGCTTGATTGCCAGCCATTCCTCTTTGTTATGAAAAAATCTATACGCTCTAGACCTTTCCATTGGCTACACCTCTAAAATGGCAAGTCCTTATCTGGAATATCTATTGTTGTTGAGTTCTTTGCAAATGGATCAGTATTTTCCAATGTAGTTTGATCAAACGGATTCGTTGTTTCTTGTTTTGATTGATTAGAGTTTCCAAATGGATTTGTGCTTGTTTCAGTTGCTTTTTTAGTCCCATTTGGTCTAAACACTCCATTGGGTTCACTCTTTTCTTTAAGCTCTTGTTGTGTCTTAACAGTTAGATGATAATTGCCATTATTTCCTTCTTCCCAATCAACTGTAATATTTAATTGCTTACCTTTGATTCCATTCACAAATCTTTCTAAAGTCATATTGAAGTTAGTACCATCTGGAAAACCTAAAGCTGCAGTCAACGTGTTAAATCTTTTCAATGAAAGTTGTGTAGCTTCTTCTGAACTTTCATCCCATACTATGTTGTGCCACTTAATTGCTCCACCAGCATACTTACCATCTAAAACCTCGTAATCAAGTACTGCCATTTCCTTACCTGTCTTAGACTTCTTAGCAACTGAGCTATCCATAATCTTTACGTTATAACTTCCTGCTTCTTCTACCATCTTTCCAAAAACATTACTTGTATTGCTTGTAAATCCAAAACTCATTTTATTTTTCCTCTACTTTCTTTTCTTCTTTTGGTTTTAATAAATCTTCTGCATGTATCAAGATTCTATCATCTATCCTGTTTTTACCTTGATTACCTTGCTCAGGGTCACAATCTATCCATCTGCTATCATCTTTTTTGTAGATACGACCTACAAAATCAAACATTGATGTAAAAGCGTTAAACGTCTTATCGTTCATATCTGGGCTAAATCTACCATTTCCAAGACTTCCACCATTATCAATTTGATGTGCTGTTGCTAGTACAGTTACTTCACTGTTTCTTAAGTACATTCCAAGTTGTCTAAACCACAACTGCAACTTCTGGTAATTCTGTCGTCCATCTTTAGAACGTCCATCAATATTTTCTAGCACTAGATTTTGAAGTGCTGACATATTATCTAAGCAAATGACTTTATATTTTTTGCTCTCAACTGCTTGTATAATTGTTTGAAGTACTAGCTGTTGAACTTGTGGAGCGTCAGATTCTTCAAGCACTGCCACATCAGTATCTTCACGTCCACGGACAACATTAGTTGACATATCGAATGAAAATAGAAATTTTTTCCCTTTGAATAAATTTAAAAGGCTTGTTTTTCCTGTGCCACCAGCACCATACACAAAATATTGATGTGGTTGTTCAGGTATTTTTCCATCAAAATATATCTGCAATTCTTATCACTCCTTTGGTTTATCTTTGCCCCACATCCACACGCTATCCTTGCTAACCTTTTCAGCTAGTTTCATAAGTTCATAGTCTTTTTTAGTCATGCTTAGTCCTCCGTACTGATTACAATTTTGTCTGGTTGTTCTTGAATTTGGACACCATCAATAACTTCTCCAGTGTTAGTATTTATAACCTTGTTTCCAACAACTGATAGACCATCTAAGCCTTTCTTTGCTGATTTTTTGAATAGTCCCTTTTCTAGCTTAGGTACATTTGTTACAAACTCAGTATCTTTTAACACATCAACTAATTTGTTCTCTTCATAAATCCAATTATCTTGTTGTTTCCTTGATGATAAAGTTCCATTAGGACTACTAAATTTAAACTTAGAGTTCTTAGCTCTTTCATTGGTAAAGTATTCCTGTAGTAAACCTTCAAAATATTCTTTAGATGCATTAGCTTTAGAGTTCTCGCGCTCTAACCATTTATCAACACGTTCATGGTTTTCCTCTGCTATTTTTTCATTTTGCTTGATTAGTTTATTAGCTTCTCTCAGCTTATATAAAGCCCAATCTGCTTTTTCTGGACTATCTACGATAAATCTATCTTCTTCAACTTCTACTTGTTCTAATTCTTCTATTTCAGCCATCTCATTACGCTCCTTGCTTTTGTTCTAATTGCATTTTTAACAAGTTCATCATTACCCTAGTTTTAGTCTTATCTTCTTTACTCAAATCACCTTTATTAACACAATAGAAACTTTTAACTAACTTGTATCTATCTTCTACTGTGTCTACAAATTTCATAATTTTTGTTATATAATAATAACTAGGTTTTATATTTTTGTTTTCAGTGGCGGCAACCACTGAATTTTTTTGTTCTGCCACAATCTCACCCCCCCTTTTAAATCATCATCTCTTCAATGATCCAAATATCATAACTTCCACAAATAGGACAACGCTTGATATCTTCAGCGTATGCTCCGTACACTTCAAATACGTAATCGCAACTATCACATTTAAAGCGTCCGCCGTCAGCAACTTTTAAATTTAAATCTTCCACGCTTATCCCTCCTTAATCAAAAAACGTTCCATCTTTAATGGCATCTACAACACCGTGTAGAATATATCCACCTAAGACTGATAATCCTACCAATACAACATACCCAGCGTTAGTTAATGTGATCACTTTTCATCACCTCCTTTCCGTTTCTTGTTCCACCTATATAAATCAACGCTGCAAGCAAATGCCATGCAGATAAATATTCCGTAAATGCACCGCATTGTTATCACTTCCTAAACTTCAAAATGTTCTTTTAAAAATCTTCTGACTTCTTCACGGTCATATCTGATTGAACCGGTTGACCATATTTGTTTCTTCAAGCCCATGGCAATCCATTTATTTA